ATTAGTGCAAAGAGTATAGTTACACCAGTTATAACCATTCCAGCAAGAGCAAGTACTGCAGTATCTTTAGCACCAGTCTTAGCTGCAAGCTTGGCATTATTCATCCATGCTTCAGCTTTTGTTTCTATGGCACTTTTACCTTCAGTTAAGAAATGAACTCCTTCATTCTGAATCCAGGTACCTTTAGGACTTTTATGGAATTTAGTTTTAACTGCAGACCAAGCTGTAGCATGACATACTTGTTCTCTTGTAGCATGACCTACAAGTTTTTTAGGATCTGAATTAGCTTCAAAGCATTCATTGAATGCAGCTACATAAATTTCTTGTGCATGGTCAGGAAGTATTTCTCGTATAGTACGAGATAACTCAGTAGTATTTTTATATGGCATATTAGTTCCTCAACTTTTAGCAGATTTAGCTTTAGTTCTACATTTTGCAGCCAAACTCTTTATTTCAGATATACCTTTTTTGACATTAGCTTTTCTTTGAGCATCTTTGTTTGGATTATTTTTAGATACTCTTCCCACTAATATTAAAATGCTCTTGCCATAAATTCATCAAGCTTTTTAATAGTAGATTGCTCAAGGAACAAACGTGCAGTAGTCTGTCCATGTTTAATTGAAGCCATCTTACCATCATAACCTATCTTAGCCTCATCTAGACCGCAATTTAAGAAAGTTTCTGCAGCTTCATGCATAACACCTTCTCTAGACAAGAATTCACGTAAATTAGACTCAGTAAGAGCAATCTGGATGTCCTCATTATTAGAAGTAATCATAGCTGATTCAATAACATTTTCCATATAAGCAGGTACGTGTGATGGATGAAGAACCCAATCCCAAGTAAGAGCTTTCATTGGATTAGAAATAACTTGCTTACCAGATTCAGTCTTGATAGGAGCCATACCACGGAAAGAGAATGCAACTTTACATCCTTGCTCAACAAGACCTTTCATATCACGACCAATACGGGTGTTGGCAGTTTCAACAACACCTTTCATAAGATTCCTGTCAAACTTAAGGTCTGTTATGATGTGTGATGCACGGGACATATCAATAGTCATCTGACGTTCAATAGACTGATCTAAAGGATGTCCACACTCACCAAGAAGTGATTTAGTTTTAAGACGTTCTACGATATAAGGAGCTTTAATCGCTTCCTGAAGGATTTTTGTTGGATAGATGCGTCTATTCCTATTCTCAACATCTCCCTCTTGAAGAATACAGTTCATTCGTACATACTGTTTTGTAGATTGAATGATTTCAGGTTTAGACTCTACTCCAGCTTCCGTTAAGATATAACCGAGTGTTTTACTCATTTTATTATCCTTTCCTATGAAAATTATCCTATGAAAATTATGAAAAAAAATTAAGGGTTACTAATAAAATGTTAGACTTAAGATGATATTAGTGGGAGTATCTCAATTAAGAGATACTCCCACGTAGATTTGTTAGATTATTTAACAACAGCTACATTAGAAGCCTGTTGTCCTTTCTGTCCTTGAACAATATCAAGAGTTACCTTATCGTTCTCTTTAAGAGTTTTAAAACCATCACCTGCGATTGCGGAAAAATGGACGAATACGTCATCTTTACCCTCAACTGAGATGAAACCAAAACCTTTTGCCTCATTAAACCACTTAACTGTTCCTTGTGCCATTGCTTTTTCCTTTTCTTACTTTCTTGATATATCAGAGAACTATGCTCTGAAATTGTATTCTGATTATTTGTTACCATTTTTTAGAGTAAAAAGTGGCTTACGCCTTGTTAGTGCGTCTATCATAACATTAATATGTGTTTATAAATTCTGTCGCCTTGCCCATTCAGCAATAAGAATTGCCTCAGCTATACCATCATGTTTTACACGACCCTTTGGAGGGATAAGGTTAACTGTAGGAAATATCTTCTCACATAGTACAATTGCATTATTTTTATCAGAATTTAGATGCATTGTTTTCTTCCATGTTTGAGGAGCTACATCATGATATGGTATCTCCATCCAATATGCAGACGTTTCAAATATACCAAAATGATTACCATATCCAAATGCAGATTTTATACCCTGTTTAGGCATTGTCTGAGCACGTTCAGAGATAATACACATTCCTCCAAGACATTTCTCATACCATAGATGCAGTTTGCTAATTATGTCCTTTTTTCCATCAGGCATTTTACAATACTCAATAAGCATTCTATCATCACCTAATAAACATAATCCACCTTTCTGACCTGGATCAACACCTAAATATAGCATTATTTACTCCTATATATTTCTAAAAGACAATCTTTCTCTCCACCAGCCATAACATCGCATGCTTCATTCCAAATGTGTCCTTTATGCCCACGCACCCAACTAAAATATACATCTAAATAACTACCGTAGCTTAATACATTAGATGCATTGCTTAGTTTAACAAGTTTTTTCCACAGATCTATATTAGCTGTTGATTGCCCTTGGTTGTTCTTCCAACCACGCTTTAACCAACCTCTCATATACTCTGTAGCACCACGTATGACATATTGTGAATCAGATACAACTGTAACCTTAGTGCCTTCTTCATATAATTCTTTTACTTTTGATAGACCACTTATAACGCCTAACAACTCCATACGAGAGATTGATGTTGACATCTCCCCTCCAGAACCACGCTGTACTTCTTCACCTGATTCAGTTATAACAAAACCCCAACCCCCAATGCATGGGTGGTTGGGGTCTTTTTGACCGTTATTCCATGTGCTACCATCAGTATAGAGAAATACACCGTCATCTGGGTTCAATTTAGAATAATCAAGATACTTTATTCTATCTGAAAACCCTTTCTCCATATATTACCTCTATTCTGCAGGAGTTGCTGCAGCTTTTTCCTGTGCTTGAGATAAGATGTATTGATGAGCCATTCTATTGGCTGTGGTCTGCATATTTCTGCAACAATCCGTCATCATCTGAATGTACTGAAACGGGTCATTCGAAAACATTCCAGTATAAGCACATACAAGACCGGAAAGTTTACCAGAGACTTCAGTCACATTGGTAAGATTAGTAGTTGGCGAGAGAGTAACTAATACTGCATGAAGAAATTCATCATTAGGTGCAATTGCAGCTAACAAATCTTCATTCTTTTTCATAATTTCTTCATGTGTAAGTTCAACTTCTTCTACTGGTTGTACTAGAGGAGCTTCTTCATTTTCTACAATGATTGCATCTTCTACTTGGTTTTCCATGGTTTCTCTTCCTTTTCATTTGAATTATAGTACCATTATTCTGGTTTTGATCTTATCTTTCGTATGCCCAAAATCATCCTCAATCTTATTATAAGCTATGTTAAATTTAAATGATGGATATTTGGCTTTGAGCTTTTGAAAGAATCTTTCTTTAACATCATTATCAGAATAAATGGTTACATCCTGCTTGAGGAATCCTAATTTTACTATGTTGTTTATTATACCACCAAATCCCTTACCCTGACATGCTGAATAAATTACATTACCAGTTTTAGGTTTCTCACAGTGATGAATTGCACCTAATAGACTTATAATACCTTCAGCCATTACTACACTAATTGATGGATTTAGTAAATCTACTTCAGTTGCAATTCTATAGGTTCTATCTGAAACTGCATTAGGGAATATCTGATAATCAATATATCTTTGATATTTACCTGATACATCACGAAATGTTATAAAAGAACCATCTGCAGATAAGAAGCCGAGATAATTGCGGTGGATATCGTCAACATCTTGTTCATGATAACTTAACTTGTCAATTTTATTAAACTTTAGAAATTCCTTAAAGTTTGTAATAATCCTAAGTCTTGGAACGTCGTCTTCAGTAAATTGAACTCCTATCCTATCATTTAGATACTGTAGCTTACGCATACCATATCCATATCTAGGGATAGTAGTTAAAGGTTGTCCATTCGTGAGCCTAAGTTTTTTAATCTTAAGCCCACGCATGAACTTTTTCTCATTATTATTAGCAAATTCAATTCCATCCAGATCATAGATTTTATTATCTCGAAGGAACTTGACAGTCATAGCAGATCCAGCTATATCGCATATTTTACAATGCCATGCATACGGCTCTTTTTTAGAGATGTATAAATGTGCATGCGAAGAGTCCCTTGAATCACCACAACTTTTACACCTAATTTGAAATTCTGTATGATTTTCATAGAAAACACTACATGTACGTCTAAGTAGATCTCCTAAATCATTCATCTAACTCACCATATGAATAAACCTAAGTACTTCGTCAGATATAGATGATATATTGTAGCTCATTGGGAGATACTCATCTTCATCATCTACTCTTGGAAGTCTATCAAATTTATTTTTCTCAAGCGTTGCAATGAATTTGATAACAATAGTGCTGTCTGCGAGACGTTGCCCTATAAAACTAAACTTACTGTGTATCTTTTTGTAGCTAGTACTCCTAATAAGTTCAGATATAAATTTCTTACTAGATAATGTTTCTCTGGCAATAATTTCACTATCTTTAGGAATACCAGTTAAGTAATCAGCTAGAATAGGAAGATCATGCTTATAGAGTAACTTTTCAGCAATCATTAACAGTTTTATATACTGAATTTTAGTTGCTGAATTTAAAGCCTCTTGTCTTCCCATCTCTCGTTGATATATGAGAGTTAGAATTCTTTTCTGTAAATCATTAATCTTGATACGATTCAGATAGTAACTCAACTCCTCTGGACATATATCATAATCCAGTTCCCGAATATACTTTCGGATGATGGATTCGATATTTGCATCGTTTATCACCTTCAAGCCTTCATCATGCTGATAGGCTTGCTCAATCCTTTCAAAAGGATTGCTTCCCTCATCAGAGTCTATATCAATTGTATTGATTGGACGATATTGGATAGGGAAGTTTTGTGTAAACAAATACATAAGCTGATTCTTTAAAGTAGTATGAATATATGATACTATACCTCTATTATGAGCTAATTTTGGAAGTGTATCACATATTGTCTTTCTATAAAGAATACGAATAAATACATCTGGTGTTATACCTAAATTCTTTAGATAAGACCAAATGATTTTATCTGAATAGTTAGTTGCAACTACTCTAGACTCCGCTAATTTGAATAGTTTATTCTCTAAATTCATATGACTAGGAGTAAATTTACGTAGCACTCTAAGGAATGAGCTAAAGATGAAACTATTTGTTGGATTCTCTGAGATTGGATCTGCTGCTTTAACAAGACTAAATCTCAATTCACAAAAATCCATTATGATAGGGATAATCAGTTTTGCTGCAAAGGATGCTTTAATTACTGCTTTAGTGTGCTCTGGCTTGAATTGTAGTTCTACATTTTTAATCTTGTCATCACTGAGAGATGGTGGTTCATAGTAGATTTCCTCTATATTATCAGAGATAATCTTAACGACTTCATCATCGATAAGTCTATCTATAGCCTGATAAAACTGCTCTAGAGTTATTTCTACCTCTTCATCACTATCAGTATCCTCTCTATATTCGGCAAATGCGTCCATATTGAGAATACCAATTATTGCAAACTTCATTTTTAGATAATTATAAACAAACGTTTCTGATCTACCACCAACATACGATATTGCTTCAGCAATTCTATCAGACATATTCCGATAGGTTTTTTTCTTGTTGAGTGGAAAATTATTAAAGTTTGTTCCCCCAGTATAACCCTTCGACATATATTTATCAAAGTGTATGATTATACCGTCCTTCTCAGATGTAGTAACAAGTAAATCCTTTGCCATTGTTCCTCCTGTTTCTTATTTTCTTCTATTAGCTCTCTTCTTTGCCTCAGCCTCCTTTATTTTGAGTTGTTTTACCTTCTCTTTTTCTTTCTCTTTTTTCTTGTTTTTAACAATCTTTTCTTTAGCTTTGTTATACTCTACCATCTTCTCATCGAATGTTTTGATGGATTTGAAAAGTGCCTTCCAATTGACTTTTCCGTCAATATGTTTTGTTATCTCATTTTTAGACGTTAAATTATATTCCTTCATACTTAATGCAGCGAATGTAATACTTTTTTCAAAACCCCATGTCATAGAAGGATTTCTTACATCGGGTGGATCTAACAACGCTTGTTTTGGAAGCTTACCGATAAGTTTATCTACTAACCATTTATCTCTTTCAAGTACATAACAATACGTGTATACGAAATTTGGAGAGTTTGAAAAGAAACGAATACCATACTCACTTATACTCTTACTTTGTTTAGCCTCATTATTTAATGGTGTAAATACTAATACAACATCATAATATATATTATATTCTTCAGATGGAATAGAAAATGAAAAGATATAATCGTCTTTCTCAGTATATACTGAAAGTTCCATTGGCATTTTAAGAAAAGCTTTAGCTGCCCTAGTTCTCATATTCTCAATTATTTCATCACGCCTTGCTATATGTGCAGAACCTCTACCTGCAGGATTGGTTAAAAGTTGTTTATAATTAATTAAATCTTTCATCTTCTTCCTCCAAGTGGAACAGATAAAGCTTCTTCTACAGTCCATCCTGCATATATTCTGTTTCTTACAATACTAGGATCCATATTATTAAGTCTAGCTAGTTTAGTAATAGGCGCAGTAATTCCGTTATAAGTTTCAATTCTATTATTTCTTTTATTTAAAGCTTGTTCAGAATAATTAGCCCATGTACAATTATCTTTAGAATATGGTTTATTATTTTTAACTCGTTCTAAAGTTGCATCTTCTGTTGGAGGATTACCCATATCTTCATAGAATTTTTCAAAAGAATTCCATGAAGTATCATACTTTATACCACGACCACCATATCGTGCATATGCGCTGTTTTTCGGATTGTCACATCTTTGTCTCATACTAGACCATATACTGTAAATTCTTGTTTTTGTCATACTATGTGTTGTAGCAATATTTGCCATAGTTTCAGATCTGAAACATCCACATGACTTTGTATGATTAGATTTAAGTTTTCCACCTTGTACAATACAATTATTTCCACATTTACAAAGACAATTCCAAAATTTATGCTTACTATCAGAGTGTGAAAATGATGTCACTACCAATTTATTAAATTTTTGTCCTACTAAGTCATATCTATTACGAGTTAATGTACATCCACATGATAATGCAGGTGTATCTTTATGAGTTAATCTAATTGTAGGAAAATTTTTTATATTTCCACATTCACATTTACATTTATATATAGCATTATTACCAATTGTACCTTCTCTAGATACCACTATAAGTTTTCCAAACTGTCTTCCAATCATTTTAGAATCATTAGATTTTCCCATTTACTCCCCCTAACTATAATTTTATAAGTACAATTATATGTTAGGGGGAGTAGTTAATAATACTAAGTTATAATATGTATAGTTATTTTGAGTTCATTTCCATATCAATCAAACCAACTGATACGAATTGACCTGAAGTTATCAGTAGACCAATAATAGAGAATGTTGAACGTACAATCTCATAATCTGTTTCTGCAGAGTTGATAATTTCAGTATTAGGGAACTCTTCAAATTCCATTGTCCTAGCATTGAATATAGTCTTCCAATCATTACAACAAGCACGTACAATTAAATCAATAGCCTGAGCAGAGTCAGTACCAGTAAGAATACTTGGATGCTTTGCAATAACTTTATCATGTGCAGATTTATTATCAATAAAAGAAAGTACTTTACAGAATACTTCTTTAAATGCATCTGCTACAGCATCAATAAGACGATATACTTCCATAGTAGTGAGGAATGTCTTATCAAAGATTTCATTAGCTAAAACATTTCTAAACTCTTGTTCAGATAGGATCTTAGGGATAATAAGATTTCCACCCATTACAATACCAAACTTGAGTGCTGATTGACATGCAAATACTGCATCTTCTACAAGAAATTTTTTCGTTTCAATTTCTTGAGGAGTCTCACCACCAACCTTAATAACTACCATACCATCAGATAGTGATGCAAGACGATTCTTTAATACTACTACATTAGTATCACGTTCAATATGATCTTCTATTTGGAGAAGCTTTTCTAATTCTCCACGTATAGAATCTATCTTAGCTGTGATATCTTCCTGACTACCTTTACCACCAAGAAATTTAGTGACTAAATCAGTACCTTTAATTGCAGAGCACTGACCTAAACGATCAAGAGGGAATTCTCTAAGAGATTCACCTGCAATCTTATTGTAGTAAGCACAACCAATATAGATTGAAAGATCTTCAAATTTAGCAAACGCTTCAGGTGATTCAGTAGCCATATCGATTGCAGCAATTGGCATAGACATGTTCTTAACTTTATTAACATGTAAGAATTCTCTAAAGTTTGAATCATAACCTTTAGCTACTAATAGTAAAGATGCTCCCATACCACAAATCTTCTGTATGAGATCACCAACTATTGTCATATCTTCTCCACCTAAAGTACCATTAGTCATAAAAATGAATACATTTTCATGCTCACATTTAATGCCAGTCTCAGTTGCAGAAGTAGCAAAATACGGATTAATGATACCACGGTTAACTTCAATACCACTAGTTCTTTCATAGTATGTATTAGAAGTTGAGCCTGATTCTACAGTAATAGAACAATCTCTACCAACTTCAGTAAAGATTTCATGTATCATATCAGCTAATTTAGCATCACTATTAGTTGAAATATATGCAACATTCTTAAGGTGATTAGTATCTTCTAAAGAAATAGCACGCTTGAGAATTTCTTCTCTAAGCATATCAGACATGATGTTAAGTCCATCAACAACATCTTTAGGAGATAATTCATTACCTGCTGCAGTTACGGCTTTATAAATCTCATTAGATGCAACGACTGCCGAGGTCGATCCATCACCAACACTACGTACTAGACGAAAGCTAATACGTTTAAGAAGATCAAGAATAGTTCTAGGGAATGGATGCTTGAAGAAAATTTTACGAAGAACTGAATAACCATCCTTAGTTGCAAAATGCTGAAGATTATGATCTTGTACAATTGCATGTTTTCCATATGGTCCGAGAGTACTACCTACTGCACCTGCAATGTAATCTAGGGTTTCACCCATCAATTTCTTACATACAACATCATTAATAACATTTGACGAAAATACATTTTCCATAGTTCTCTCCATAAAATAAAATGTGGTAATTTACTGTTACATAAAATTAAAATCTGAATCTGCATACCATCTAAGGTATGCAGATTCAGGTCTATTTTTTCTTAGCTTTTAAAGCCTCTGCATCAAGTGCTTTTTCTCTAGCTCTAGCTTTAGCTTCAAGCAAACGCTGTTTAGCACTAGCTAGTTCAGATATAAGCCATAAGTCACTTTTCAGAATATCTTCTAATGCCAATTGACCCTCAAAAAGTTCGAGGACATTGACAATAAAGTCTGATGTCTCTCGCCTAAAGCGAGCCGAAGTGACGATTATGCTTTCTCCATTAGTTTGCTGAAAAGCAAGTTTTCACAATCAATATTGATTGCCTCAATTTCATTAGCACAAGCTGCACAAACCATCTTTGGAAGCTGATAGTTTACTTCAAATTTCTTAGCACGCTCATTGATTTCTTCATTCAAACGATCACCATCAGTTGGTGACAATCTAGATACAATTCTAAGCATTTCATTACGATCTGTAACAGGGAAGAATATTGCTCTTCCTTCATTTTCTAATTTCTCACTATCTGGAATGAATAGTTGTTTAATGAACAACATCATACCAATGATATTAGAAATATCAGCAATGAATTTAGGATTGAATGCTTTAAGAAGAATAAGATGATCTGAAAGACTAGGAGTACAAATATCTACTACAATATTAGATGTTGGTAGAAGTACTCTTGAAGTAGTATGTACCATTGAGTTACTAGCTACATCTTCAGGATTAGATGATTTAGAAATAGAATCTAAATATCCAAATGCAGTTTCATCTTTAATCTGCTGAAGAAGATGAGCACCAATTTTTGCATCAATTTTATTTTCACATTTACCACAGGTGATATCAAAATCAGATTCTCCAGGGTATGTTTGAGCGTAGAGACCATACAGAAGAGTTTCTAAGTCATGATATGAAGTCATCTTCAACCACTCATCAAACTTAGGTTTAGGAATATTCATTTCAATAATATGATCATATATTGAACGATACAGCTTTCTACGGCTTTCAAAAGGACTCTCTACCGAGTTAAGAATCCTAATTTTATCTTCAAGACAAAGTGAAGAAATCTTAGCAACATATGCTGATTGAGGGCATACAATCATAAATGTTGATTTGTTGTTAAGAATCTTTTCAATAATACCACTTCTACCCATAGCAGATGTAGTATTGATCTGAAGATTAGTTAAATCAATATTTGGATTACCTTTAAGAATAACTTTTGTTTCATGTTTCTTTTCTTCAACTACAGGTTCTTCTTCTGGACTTTCAAATGATACCTCTTCAATTTTAGGTACTTCTGAGAAAGCATCTTCAATAGACTGATCAACTACTGGTTCAGGTAAAGTTTCAACTACAGGTTCTACCATTGGTTCAGCAACAACTGCAGCTGCGGCTTGTCTTAATGCTGCTGGAATTTGAAAACGACTTGGATCTTGAGCTTCTACGACATTGTTTTCTTCACTCATTTCTCTCTCCATTAATGAATTAAAATTTCCGAGGTAACTCTCGAAGTAGATGTATCTTTCTTAAGCACTATACCAATAAACTTTTCATCAGTCTGACTACCCAATTCAAATGCAACAATTATAGAATTTGTTATATTCTCATTATATGTATTCATATTTTCAACAATAGTGTTTTTAATGTACTGACTACTTGCAGGTACCCATTTACTTACTTGCTCACTAATTTTTGATCTTAAATCAGATAGTGTAGCATCGTCTAAAAATTCAAAATCATATTTTTGAACTCCTATACCTAGCGAGTAGTTATTAGGATAAGTTCCAGGCTCAGTTAGTAATAATGTTTGTAGACGAAGAGCTAAAGCTCTCACACCAGTTTCATTATTAACTATATTAAAATCTGTATTAATCTCATATGTTGGCTCTATTGCTAATGGCGAATCTGACATATTATCCTCCGTTTCAATATATTTGTTAATATTGTTTTATTTAGGTAATAGTCCCAAAGATCTATTAGTTACTGCTCTTTTACCAAAAAGTGATATTGCCTTTTTGTCATATAAAATTGCTAATTTTAGAGGATCATTTCCTTGCGCTATATGAATGGTTTTACCTTCATAAATCATATTTGACATAAATTTAGAACCATTTGGTTTGTTAACTCTAAAAACGCCTTTATATCCAGTAACTCTTACTTTGTTATTAGCTTCAGTTATTTTAGCAGCTCTCATATTACAATTAAGATGACTAAATTCTATATTGCTTAAATCAAAATACATTTCTTTCGGATTAGGTGCATTCATCCAATCAATAATGTGATCTATTGATAGATCTGTAATTGTCAGTTCTTCCCCACATCTATAACATTTTGTATAATTTAAAGCACTAAGCATATTATATATATCATAATAATTTTTTGAAGTTTTTTTATTATTTGCTTGCAGATTTTTTTCTCTCACTTCATCAATTTTTTTAAGAGCTTTATTAATTCTTTTAGTAATTGAACTAATTCTTGTTGTATCAGTAAATTGTCTACATACATTCTCTAAATTTTTTAATATAAACAATTCAGGATGTATAAATTCTACTTCCTTATTTTCCTCTTCAAGTTTATTAATAAGTGCATTTTTAATATCTCTTATTAAAATATATCTGGCTTTTCCATAAGACATTCCTAGTTTTTCTTTTTTAAGATCTTCATATTTTTCTCTATAATTCATAATTCCCCCTAATTTCAGTTAATTAACTATTTGTTATAAAAGTCAATTAAACTAGAATTAGAAAGAATTTTATTGAAACATATAATTGTATAAAGTCACATTATAGCAAGGGGTATTGATCTCATGAACAATTACAAGTGCCCTATCTGCTCTAGGGGATACATAAACACTGATGGATTATTTCACCATGTAGATAAAGATCATCACGATTCTCTACAGGGAATGACAAGTAAACAATACTGTTTCAATCGTAAGTATAAAATTTCAGGTAGAAATGGTAAAAGCGTTATATCTAAAAAGCCTACTCCTTGGAATGAAGAATTAGGTAGATATGAACGTTTTGCTAACGATGCTGAAAGACAAGAATATCGTAAGATATTTCTTGAACGTATGCAGAAAACTTATGGAAAAGATACTCTATTAAATGATCCTGATGTACAAAAGAAGATGTTAGCTAATAGAAAGATATCTGGAATATACAAATTTCGTAATGGTAAAGAAGTAACTTATACTGGTGATTATGAAAGACATTTCTTAGAAGTAATGGATACTTTATTAGAATGGTCACCTGATGACTTATTTGTACCTGCACCACAAGTTATCGATTATCATAATCCACGCACAGGTAAGATGAGTTTTTATATACCAGATGCGTATATTTCATCACTCAATATGATAATTGAAATAAAATCTGAAGAAAATAAACACTATAGAGAAAGAGACCTTGATATTGAAAAAGCTAAAGATGCTGCAACTATTAAGAAGGGATATAGGTTTGTCAAAATATTTGATAAACAGTATCATGAATTATTAAATGCAGTTATTGAGGCAAGAAATAGTCAATGGTCTAATGGAGATATTTATGATTAGTGAATTCTTAGAAAAGAATGGATTACGTAGTACTGTATTAGAAGCAAATGAAATGAGTACTGTTGAAAAACATATTGCTGAGAAAAACGCTCTTAATAAGAAACATAAAAATGAAGTAGATTCAATTATAGAAAAGTACAATCATAAAGATGCAGATGAGTATAAAATGCATCGTGAACTTTCACCAGTACATGAAAAACATAATAAAGAAATTGAAGAAATGGGAATACGACATAAAAAAGAAAGGGGTCTATAATGAGTAACATTCAAAACCTTAGTAAAAGATGTATCGAGTATGCTGAAAAGGGTTTATTCGGTATGCTTGCAGAACATCTTAAAGTTGAAAAGAGTAGTATAGAATCTGATCTATCAGCTCTTAATGAAACTGTAACGGATACTGTTAAACGTGACAAAGCATATCAGGTTGTAACTGAAAATATTTGCACGCTAGCTAATATTGCAGATATTCCTAGCTTGAAACGCCATCGTTTAGCATCAAATGCAACTGCTGCTCTTCGTGAAACAGTTATGCTTTTGATTGAAAGTCAGGCTAAACTGAGTGAAAAAGAAGTTGCTGGCGAT